GAATCCACTCGGTGCAATCCACGTCAATGGTAGATCCTGTTGCGTCATCAACCGGGAGACATCTTGGAACCAGTCCATCACTTGCTTAGGTTTTGTTAACAAAGTCTCGATGCTTTCCCACAACAGGTCACCAAGATACTTGATGGCTGGATACATGTGACTCCGGCCAAACACACAATCAATCCCACGGTCTCGTCGAGTGGTGTCATACCAGTCAGCTACATAGTCCCGGTTGCTATAGGGTGTTAAGCCATAACTATAACACATCACCGGTCGCTTGGACATCTTGCGGTCGATCCCGAACTCAATCCAAAGACGAGAGTAATCACGCCCGGCCTGTGCGTCTCGCTTTAACATACCCAAGGTGTGCTCCGAGACCATCCGATAGATGTCCATGGGTGTTTCGGTCGGGGCCACGTTGGTTGCAAAGCATCCCTCCTCGTCCCTGCTTAACAATGACAGGAGCTGAAGGCCACTGTTGGTTGCATCCATGGCACACGGAAGGAACGTCCTAAAATTTTTCGACCGTTTTGTGTGATACTCGGCCCACTCAAAGCACCACGCGAGGGCTTGCCATGGCTCGTCCGCATCGGCCCACTCTCGGTTGGACTTGGGGTCGTTGGCGATCTTGATTGCGTCCCGCGTGAAACCATCGGCCCACTTCAAGCGGTCTTCGAATGGTTGTTTGTCATAACCAAAACAATTGGCCCCGTGAATCCCAAGCCATCTTAGGTCGTCGTCGTTCTTGATGGGATTACCCCGGTGGAATTGTAACAATCCTCGACAGTGGTCAGGCCCTTGGTAGTTAAGGTAGCTTGGCACCTGATAGACTCGACCCCGAAAGTCACATGAGGACGGCATAAAGAGACGCTCGTTGCGGAACTTCCGCGATAACATCAAGATCTTAGAGATCAAGATACGCTGGGAGCCCAACGATAGGTTAAACTTACCGAGCTCACGCTTGTCATCCCGCCAGTTGCGCTGCTCCTCAACCGTCATGTGATCCCCGGGCCACTCAGGTAGCGGAATGTCGTTCCGAGGTGGTAGTCCGATCTGTAAATCACTGTCCCAAGCCCACTCAAGCACATCAAGGACTCGGTTGTTAATGGCATAGGGTGTCTCTTGGATGAGGTTAACGGCATTGTAAACCTGGGGCATCTCCGGTGCCATGCGTAACACATTCCGGTCCGAACATCTTATAAAGGGCAACACCGGTAACCCTTGGTCCTTGGTGAGACCGTAGCCACCACCGAATACCTTCTGCCACGGCTCGGGGCTTTCCACCATCGGCAACCAGAACGGTAACAATAACTCACGATAGGTGTCGTATTCGTTGATCCACTCACGGGTAACATCCGAGATCTCAACCATCCGCATCGGCTTGTAGTGACGACGTTGACGCTGGGCCTTGTCGGTGAACTTAATCAATCCCGTCCGGTCGTGGACAATCTCAAGTAACATCGAGCCACATGAGATGCGATCCCGGCGGGTCCAATCAGACCACTCCATGTCCTCGGAGCGTGCCGTCTTGTGCAGATAGGCGCTTTGGGTTGCGGGTCCTCGGCTCGATAGATCTTGCATCCGTTTAACCAAGCGCGACCCAAAGTCATGGTTCTTGATGAGGTAATCAGATAGCAGTTGGTCCTCGACGGCCCGGCCTAAGCGGAAACACACAGACGCATAAGACCGAGGCTCGTCGAGGACATCTAGGGTCGCTTTAACAGCGATCAATGCTATGGGGCGAAAATCATTAACATCACATAAACAGCGTTGCCACTGTGCCTTGTTTTTTATCTTTGTTATCTTTGGTATAACATCTACCACACCCAACACCACCGGCTCGACACCGTCCCGCATGATGCGACGACCAGCTTGGGACAGGGAACCTTTGGTGTTACTCCGGTTACGCCGGTAGCGTTGCACCCCAAGATCTAACATCTCTTGGTTGAGGTGGCGTTGGTCCATGGTAAATTTGATAAGGGTGTTCAATGAAGGAAAAACAAGTCAAACCTTGTGCGTAGCTCTCTTACGCCTCTAGTCCCTTATCAAGAATTTTGTCACGCGCTCGCATCAAGCGGTCTCGCTTACGGGTGATCCTAGCGATTCGGTGGGTTAACATCAAGACCTCATCTTCAATGAGTTTGATTTTTATTTGATCACGTTGAGAGAGATACTTTTGTTCAACTCTGGGTGTTTTCATCATTTCTGCTGGTTGTGTATGTTATTAACAAGATCCCGAAGGTATGGCATCGGGTAAACTTTGGTCTCTTTGGAGCGACCGTTTTTATCCTTGAGCTTTTCAATGTAGACAAGCTTACGTTTCTCAAGGGCTCTTAAGGAGACTCGGATGGCCTCCCGGCTGGTCTGCATAAGGTTCGCAAGGGCCGTGTTGGTGATTCCAGGTTTCATAACAATCGCCACGACCAACGAAGCCTGATACATGGTGTTGATCTTGGCCTCGCGGAACATCTCGGTGGTCAGTATTAATTGTTTCATACCTCGTCTGTGAACAGCTGGACGTTATAGTGATGTGCAATGTTTCTCTTTAGGAGGAGGACACGTCCATTCTTGTATTGTCTGAAATGGTTGTTTCCGTTCTTGTAGCACTGCTGTAAATAGTAAATCCGTGGTCCCGACCAGTCCTCGCAGTTAATAACAAAACACGTGTCACGTTCGTATTCTTGTACTTCGCGCCACGTAAGAGAACGCTCTTTGTCCTCCTTGGTGGCTTGGTAATTAATAGCACCCACCAGAGTCTTGATGAACTCATCTTTGGTAACCTCAAGTTCAATCTCTTGGCCGTCCTCAAACTGGGCGTTAATTAACATAGCCAACGATGTCACACCGATTGATTTGGCTTTTCCTTTTATTGTCATTGTTTCTTGTTTTGTTTTCATAAGATCTATGCTTCCAAGATGTCACGGGCGGCGGCAAGGTCACTCGGAACGAGCTTGGCATACCGGAGGGTCATGTTGATGTCCTTGTGTCCCATCCAACTCTGGACCACCTTGATGTTAACACCTTTGGATAACAATCTGGTCGCACAGGTGTGGCGGCACGTATAGAACACGAAGTCCTTCATCACCTCACGGTCCTTTCGACGCAACCGCGCCCACTCTCGGGTGATCCGGTAGGATGTATAACGACTCCATTCCCCAACGGTCTCAAGGGCATTCAAGGCTTTCTGGGTGAGCGGGATGGTTCGGGGCTCCCCGTTCTTGGTTTTAACAATATCAATCACCGGCCCAACGCTTGGGTCCCTGCGGATCATGGAGGACTTTAGGCCCAACGATTCCGACGGTCGAAGCCCGGTCTCAATGGACCAGATAAAGAACAACCGAAAGCCTTCGTCGTCAATCAAAGCCTCAATGGCCTCTTGGTCCTCCTTGCTGAAGAACGACATCCGGGCGTCCGAGGGCTGCTTTAGGCGTGGAACTTTGAGCCCAACGTCATGCATCCCGCGTTCCCTTGTGAAATCCAGGGTGGTCTTAAGCGTCTGTAGCTTGGAGTTAATGGTGGAAGGTTTGTTACCCTTCTTGACCTCCGAAAGGATCACCTTGTCAATTACGCCCAACGATAACCCCCGCGTGGTCTTGGGAAGGTTCTTAAGCCAGAAGTTGATGTTCCGACTTTCGACCTCCTCCCGAGCCTTTCCGGCCCAACGATTCACAAAGGTAGTTTCAAATAGCTCTTGTATTGTTTTTGTAGCCATGCCCAACGACTAAACGAAAACTTTGATCGTGTAAAGATGTTTTTTTCCAACGATAGGGATTTCCAGGTTTTAGGGGGTGGCGATGGTGGTAACAAAAAGCGCCCCAAGGACGAATCCAAGGGGCGCTTGTGGTGGTGTTGCGGTGTGCTGGTGGTGCTAGTTTCCCCCTCTAAATAGTTTCCACGCTAGGAAAGCTGAAAGGAGGGAAAAGAAGAGCCACAGAAGTTCCTCAATCTTGCTCATGATTTTACCTTACGAATTCGTTTTCGGTTGCGTTAGGATTAACAAAAGAAGCGAATTCATGGCCAGCCACAAACACATATCCCGTATTTGATCCCCCGGCATAATATCTTTCACCTCCCCAATCTAGTTTAGAGATCAAGGCCAGCGCCGCCGCTTTGTGATTTTCGAATGAGCCTAGCGCATGATCCCATGACATAGTTACCGAGG